GAGTCCGCCAAGAGGCTGCTAGAGGACAAGCTAGGCCAGATGGGGCTTGGCGAAGCTGACGGCTTCAAGGTCTTCCGGGAGGTGATCGAAACGCCTGGCGACGGCGCGATCATGTTTCAGGGCCTTCAAGACCACACAGCGGACAGCATCAAATCGTTTGAAGGCATTGATGTTGCGTGGGGTGAGGAAAGCCAGTCCATCTCTGCTCGATCCATGAGCCTGCTACGCCCAACAATCCGCAAGGAAGGGTCAGAGCTTTGGTTTAGCTGGAACCCAAGGCGCAAGAATGACCCTGTGGATGAAATGCTCCGTGGCGCTGTTCTGCCAACAGGCGCAAAGGTCATTCGGGCAAATTGGTCGGACAACCCTTGGTTTCCCAGCGTATTGGAACAGGAGCGCCAGGACTGCTTGGTTTCCATGCCGGAACAGTACGACCACATCTGGGAAGGCGGATACGCAACCGTGCTTGAGGGCGCTTACTACGCTCAGAGCATTGCACTGGCCAAGTCTGAGAACCGCATAGGCCATGTTGCCCGCGATCCTCTTATGCCGGTCAAGGCGTTCTGGGACATTGGCGTAAGGGATGCAACAGCCATCTGGGTTGCTCAGTTCGTCGGGCGTGAAATCCGGGTGATCGACTATTACGAGGCCGTCAATCAGCCTCTCGCTGCGCATCTGAATTGGTTGCGTGAAAAAGGCTACAAAGACGCAGAGTGCATTTTGCCGCATGACGGTGACAAGCACGATGAAGTGCAGGCCGTCCGGTTTGTGGATCACATCAGGCAGGCCGGGTTCGATACTGGCGAGCCGATCAAGAACCAAGGCAAGGGCGCAGCTTTAAAGCGCGTTGAGGCAGGTCGCAGGCTTTTCCCCCGCATCTGGTTCGATGCTGACAAGTGCGCAGCCGGGATTGATGCTCTTGGCTGGTATCATGAGCGCAAGGACGAGACGCGGAATATTGGGCTCGGCCCCGACCATGACTGGTCCTCACACGCTGCTGACGCTTTTGGGCTGATGTGCGTTGCCTATGAAGAACCAAGAGGCAAGCGCAAGGAAGCCGTCAGTGCAGGATTTGCTGGCGGATGGATGGGCTAGCGCCACAAAGCGCTGACGATCTCGAAGCGCTCTACAAAACAGCATGGACCCAGCAATGGGGCACAACGGTCGGTGATGGCTTTCACCGGCTTAGCTTTCTGCGCAGCAAGGCGCGGCAATTGGCCGAATATTTCGACGTTAACGGCTGGCCTTCGACGCAAGAGGAAATACTGACCTATGTCCAGCGAACCCTCGAACGATACGGCTAAGCCGTCCGATAAGGACGATCTTCTCGCGAGGGCGAAGAAGGCGTTTGAACGCTGCGACGAGGCCGAGGGCGATAACCGGCAGGCCTACAAGGACGATACCCTTTTCGTTCGTGCCCGCGAGCAGTGGCCAGAAGCCATTCGCAAGCAGCGCGAGGCCGAGAACCGCCCGTGTCTTACCATCGACAAGCTAGGCCCGGTCATTCGCCAAGTGGTCAATGACGCGCGGCAGAACAAGCCGTCGATCAAGGTTCACCCCGTCGATAGCCAAGGCGATCCTGAAACAGCCGAAATCATCAATGGCCTGATCCGCAATATCGAGTACACGTCAAGCGCTGACGTTGCCTATGACACGGCGGTTGAGTGCGCGGCTGGTGGCGGGTTCGGCTACATCCGGGTTGGCATCGACTATGCTTATGACGACAGCTTTGACATGGACATCACGATTGACCGGGTGCCCAATCCGCTCAGCGTCTATGGCGACCCTAATTCCACGGCAGCGGATAGCTCTGACTGGAATGTTGCCTTTGTCGTGGACCGTGTGCCCAAGGACGAGTTCAAGGCCAAGTATCCCAAGGCCACTGTTACCGATTGGGACAGCGATGCATGGGAAGATGCTGGCGAGTGGCTGAACAGCGACGGCGTTCTGGTTGCGGAGTACTGGACCCGCGAGGAATACGAGAAGACCATCGTCAAGACCTCTGACGGGCGTGTGTTCGATAAGGCGCGGTTGACTGAGGATGAAGACCTGGCGCTTGGGCTTCAGGCCGGGCTTTTCCGGATCGTCGGAGAGCGCACAACCAAGTGCTACCGCGTCATGCAGTACATCATGACGGGCGCCGAAATTCTCTCTGAGCGAGAATGGCCGGGGCGATATATCCCGATCATCCCGGTCTATGGCGATGAGTTCTGGATTGACGGCAAGCGCTACCTTCGCAGCCTGATTAACGGGGCCAAGGATGCGCAGCAGATGCTGAACTTCTGGCGCACCAACGGGACTGAGCTTGTCGCCCTTGCCCCTCGTATGCCCTACATTGGGCCGAAGGGCGCGTTTGACCACGATCAGGAACGCTGGCAGACGGCAAACACCAAGAGCCATGCTTATATAGAGTATGAGGGCGCAACGCCTCCCCAGCGCCAGCCGCTTGACAGCGGTGTTGCAGCCGGTTCCATGCAGGAAGCACTCAACGCCTCGGACGACATCAAGTCCATCACGGGGATCTATGACGCTTCGCTGGGTGCAAGGTCGAATGAAACCAGCGGCAGGGCCATCATGGCTCGCCAGCGGGAAGGGGACGTTTCTACCTTCCATTTCATCGACAATCTGAGCCGCGCCATTCGCCACACGGGCCGGGTCATCATTGACCTGGTCCCCAGCGTGTACAACGCAGCGCGAATTGTCCGCGTGATTGGCGAGGATGGTTCGCAGACTGCCCAGCCGGTTAATCAGCCCGCTCCCAAGATAGACCAGCAGACCGGCCAGCCTGTCAGGGACGAGTTTGGCAACGCTGTTATGGCCATTCATGACCTGACTGTGGGCAAGTACGACCTGACCGTCTCCACCGGGCCGAGCTACACCACGGCGCGGCAGGAAACCGCCGATCAGATGATGCAGCTTATTCAGGCTTACCCGGCGGCGGCCCCGCTTGTCGGTGACATTCTGGTCAAGTCGCTGGATTGGCAGGGCGCCGACGAGATTGCCGAGCGCATCCGCCGCATGATCCCTGCCCAGGCGATGGGCGAGCAGGCCATTCCGCCTGAGGTCAAGCAGTTGATCGATGAAGGTAAGGCCAAGCTGGCCGAACTGACTGCCGAGAATGAACAGCTAAAGATCGGTGCACAGGTCGATATGGCGAAGGCTGAGGCGGACAAGCAGGCCAAGTTGGCCAAGATCCGGTCTGACGAAGAAGCGGCTTTTGCCGAAATCCAGAGCCGCGAACGCATCGCAGCTGCTGAAATAGCATCCCGTGAACGCATTGCCGCTGCGCAGGCATCGATCCGCGCACAGCAGCCGCAACAGGCGTCCACCAACTAGCTCCCCCGCCTGCAACAGCCTGAAAAGGATTGCGAACGTCATGGCCGACGAACAAGAGCCTATTGCCCCGTTGCCCGAACTGGATACCCCCCCAGCAATCGAGGAAACGGCGGAAGTTGAAACCGAAGAGCAGGAGCTTCCTGTCGATACCGATCCGGGCGGCGACCCGGACGGGGACGGCCTAGACGAAGGCGGAGAGCCAGAGCCGATTGAGTTCGTGACCATCGAACGCAATGGCAAGCAGTTTCAGGTGCCGAAAGAGCTTGAGGGCGAGTTCCTCATGCAGTCGGACTACACCAAGAAGACCCAGGAAACGTCTAAACGCGCCAAGGAACTTGACGAGCGGGAAGCCTCGCTCGCCAAACAATCCGAAGCCACCGAGGCAGAACTGGACGCAAGGGCGACCTTGCGCAGCGTAACCGCAGAGCTTGCGGAGTATCAGAAGCTCACCCCCGCCGATTGGCAGGCGCACATGCAGACCGACCCGCTGGGCACCCAGCAACATCGGATGCGGTACGAGGCCCTTCGGGACCAGAAGGCTGAACTGGAAGGCACTATCAGCAAAGCGCAGACGGAGCGGACTGAGAAAGCGCAGCAAGACCTTGCCAAGCGCGTTCAGGAAACCCTCGATGCTGCCCTAACCATCATCCCCGGCGTGACTGCTGAAACGCGCGGGCCAATGATCGACAAGCTGGTTAGCTTCGCACAGTCGGAAGGCATTCCCGACCAAGTGTTGCAAGCGAACTGGAGCCCAACGCTCCTCAAGCTGTTGCACAAGGCCCATGTCGGCAGTCTCGCCATTGCGAAACAGACCGCACCAAAACCGGCTCCCAAGCCCGCCCCCGCACCCCTTCAGACCGTCCGATCAGCAACAAGTCCGCAGGCGACACGCTCGCTCAACGACATTGCCAGGTCAGACGACATGGAAGCCTACGCGGCGGCCAGGGCGAACGGGCGGAAGCGGTAACCCCAATCCATGCGCTTAGGGCGCTAGAGGACTCCCAAAATGACGCAACGTACTCTGACGGCGGACATCATCGCCGCCGAGGCCATCACCATTCTCGACAACGAGCTGGTCATGGCCAAGCAGGTCTTCCGAGGCTATGAAGACGACTTCTCCAAGAAGGTGAACGGCTACAAGGTGGGTGAAACCATCTCGATCCGCAAGCCGACCGACTTCACCGTCCGTGATGGCGCGGTGATGGACGTGCAGGAAGTCAACGAAGGCAAGACCACCATCACGGTGGACAAGCGCAAGGGCATCGACTTCCGCTTCACCAGCCAGGAACTGACCCTTTCCATTGCGGAACTGTCTGAGCGGGTCATCAAGCCCGCCATGGTGCAGCTCGCCAACCAGGTCGATACCGACCTCATGGCCCTGTACAAGGACATCCCGAGCTGGGTGGGCACCCCGGCCTCTCCGATCAACTCCTATGCCGACTTCGCCAAGGCCCCTGAGCGCCTGGACGAATACGCGGTTCCGTCCGAACGTTCTGCCGTTCTGTCGCCGGCTGATCATTGGGGCCTGCTTGGTTCGCAGACTGCTCTCTACATGCAGGACGTGGCCAAGGGCGCGTATCGCAAGGGCGCGCTGGGCATGATCGGTGGCGTTGACACCTACATGTCGCAGAACGTCCCCACCCACACCGTTGGGGCGGCGGCTACTGCTACGGCTGTGGCTGATCAGGCTTTCGGCACTGGTGATGGCCTGAGCGCCGCCAACGCGGCTCTGAGCGTCACCTATGACGCCGTTAAAGACCTCGGCTACATGTACCTGGCCACTGACGGTTGGGACGCATCGACCCTCAAGGCCGGTGACGTTCTGGAGCTGAGCGACGTTTACGCCGTCAATCCCGTGACCAAGGCAACGCTGGCCTTCAAGAAGCAGTTCACCGTGCTTGAAGACACCGTGACCGCCTCGGGCAATACCGCGATTAAGATTTCTCCGGCCATCATCACGTCCGGCGCCTTCAAGAACGTGAGCAACGCCCCCACCGATGGCACCACCACCATCGCCAAGATCGGCACGGGCGGCACCGGCTACCGCCAGAACCTGGTATTCCACAAGAACGCCTTCGCTCTGGTGTCGGTGCCTCTGGTTTCGCCTCCGGGCGCAGTTGACGTGGCGCGCAAGTCCTACAAGGGCCTGAACGTCCGCGTGATCCCGGTCTACGACGGCGTGAATGATACGAGCGCCTGGCGCCTCGATATCCTCTACGGCACTAAAACCATCGACCCGCGTCTGGCCACCCGCGTCAGCGGCACGACCTGATCTTAACGGCGGGGCTTCGGCCCCGTCTTCCCCCTCATCTCTGAAAGGAAACTCCAATGGCTGTAAAGCAGCTTAGCGATGGGAACACCGATGGCACGACCCTCGGGCAGGATTCATCGGACCTTGTCGGCTTCTATGGCGCAACTCCGGTCGCCCGCCCATCCGTTCCCGCAGCAATCACCGATGCCTCTGGTGGCACTGGTGCTGTCACCAACGGCATCCTGACCATCACGGGCACCTACAATTCGGCCATCCTGGCGAATGCCATCGCGACCCTCGCGGCGTCGGTCAATTCGATCCGCGCCGCTCTGGTTTCTGTCGGCATCGTCGCCTGATGAAGATCTATGTCGCAATCCCGGCCTATGACCGCAAGATTGCGTGCGAAACCGCGCGCTCCCTGTTGAATGAGCAGGGGGCCGCAGCCCTTGCCGGGGTTGAGATGGAAGTCGCGTTCATCCCCGGCTCTTCACTCATCACTCAAGCCCGTAACCAAGCCGTCAAAGGCTTCTTCGACAGCGGCGCCGACAAGATGCTGTTCCTTGACGCCGATGTCGGGTTCGATGTTGGCAGCATCATCAGGATTGCCTCACATCCTGAGGATTTTGTCGGCGGTGCCTATCGCTACAAGGACGACGCGGAAGGCTACCCGGTCGGGTGGCTTGAGGACCGCGATGAACTTTGGGCAGACCCAGCAACCGGGCTGCTTGAGGTTGGCATGCTACCGGGCGGGTTCATGTGTCTGACGCGCGATGTGTTCGTGAAGCTATCCGAGGCGTTCCCGGACAGGAAATATACTTTCCACGGTATTCCGTTCCACGCCTTTTTCCATTGCCCTCCTGGCGACGGCGAGGACGGCGCATTTTGCCGAGACTGGCGCTCGACAGGCGGGAAAATCTGGCTCGACCCCGAGTTGACGCTGACCCACGTCGAGGGCGGCAAATCCTATATCGGGCATATCGGCAAATGGCTTCGCAACAGGTGACGCATGGCGCTTGCTACCTATTCTGAACTGCAAAGCGAAGCGCTCGACTGGATGGAGCGCGCCGGCCAGTCTGGCAAAGCGCCTACGTGGATCAAGCTTGCTGAAGCTCGGTTGAACCGTGAGCTGGGTGTGGTGGAAACGGATACCACGCTGACCGGGACTGCTGGGTCTCGCCGCATTGACATTTCGGGCGTGGCAATCGTTGAGCCAATCGCCCTGTTCATTGCGGAGGCCGGCCAGGATGAGGAAGAACTGACGCCCAAGGCGGACGGAACTTTCCCTTACCTCAATGACAATGGCAGGCCGAAATATTGGGCTATCGACGGCACAAATATTGATTTCGACTGCCCGCTCGATCAGGCCTATCCGTTCCGGCTTCGTTACCGCCAACGGTTCGCCCTGTCTGACAGCGAGACGACCAACTGGCTGCTTACGAACCACCCTGACGTGTATCTTGCTGCAACGCTGATGTGGGGCGCAGGGTACAACCAAGATTGGGCTAACGGAACAGTCTGGAAAGGAATTTTGGACGAAGCGATTCCGTCGATCAAAAACCTGATCGCCCAGAGCAAGCGCGCGGTTGCAACGGTTGACCCAGCACTGACCTATCCGGGCCGCACCTGGCGCTATGGCTGGGATGGGTCTGAGTAATGCAGTTCGCATTCAACGAATTTGCCCCCGACGCTGGCGAGCTGGCCCCGGGAGTTCTGATGCAGGCGCAGGGCGTCCAGCCCAAGGCCATCGGATATGGCCCTGCGCGGTCGCTCCAGACGCCAGCAAGCGCCGATGCACTGCCCAGTGACTGCCGGGGCATGGTGTCTCTTGTGCAGAGGGATGGGACTAACGTCGTGTTCGCCTTCACCGAAACCGATGCCTACGAATTGCAGAGCGACTACACTTGGTCTGCGGCTATCGGGACGGGCTTTTCCTGCACGGCAGGCGACGATTGGTCCCTGACAGGGTTTGGCAACAAGCTCATGGCGACCAACACCACAGATGGGTTGCAGCAGTACGATATCGAAAGCCCGGCAGGGTTTTCCGCGATTGCCGATGCTGGCGACCCGCGGGACATTTTCCGGTGCGCGAATACGCTTGTCGGGCTCGACTGTCTCGACGCGAACGGAACCCGGGATAATCGGTTGGTGCGCTGCTCTGCTGTAGGCGATCAGACCCAATGGAAAAAGAAGGGCGCGGACAATCAGCCTCTCGAGGACGGTGGGGCGCTGATCGGTGGGGTTGACCTCAAGAACAATGCGGCCCTGTTGTTCCAGAACGATGCCATCCGGGTCATGCAGTTTGGCTCTGGTCCAGCCGGTACGTTCTCGCTGCTCAAGGCATTCGACAAGCGCGGGTCAGTTGGCCGGCGGTCGCTCATCGGCATTGATGGGACAGCTTTCTGGCTCTCCACGGACGGGTTCAAGCTCTTCTCCCAAGGCGGCGGCCTCGTACACATCGGCGCCGGGAAGGTTGACCAGTGGTTTTTCGACCGTGTTGACCAGTCGGACCTGACCAAGGTTCAGGCCGGGCTTGACCCGCTCAACAAGCTGGTGGTGTGGCGCTATCCATCGCTGTCCATCACTTCTGAAACGGTCTTTGACGACTGCCTTGGGTATTCCTGGCAGTTCAACAAGTGGTTCTACTGGTCGGAACAGACGACCTATCTGAGCCAGATCGCGACCCCCGGCTACGTGCTGGACGCCATGGACGATTTTGGCCCACTCGACAGCATCGATATCCCGCTCGATGACCGCTTCTGGCAGGGCGGCCAGCCTGTCTTTGCGGCGCTGGACGAGGATCTGAAATACGCGACCTTCTCCGGCCCGAACTATGCCGCTGTTCTCGAGAGCGGGTTCAGCAATAGCCCTGTGACGGGGCTGATCGGCTGGGCCACGCCGATTGATGACGCCAGCACTGGAACGCTGCAATTGGGCGTCAAGGACGCGCTGAGCGACACGGCGACGTGGAAGACCGGCGAGGCCAAGGTGAGTGCCGGGCGCGTTCCATTGCGGGGCAGAGGAATGAACATCGCCTTCCGCCGCAATATCGATGCCGGGTCAACATGGTCCTACGCCAATGGGGTTGACCATGTCGTGGCGGCGACCGGGGGGCGGAAATGAGCTTTCAGGTTCTCAGCAATGGCGGGCTGCTCACTGAAAAGACCATCTTGACGGGCAACACTGCAACTACCGTGCTTGACCTCGGCAAGGCCGTGCTGATCGAAAGCATCGTCTGCGTGGAAGTGGGCAACGCCACGCCGAACCTGACCATTGAGGTCTATGACGGCACGACGAGCTATTACCGCCGGAATGCCAAGGCAATGGCCGCGAAAGAACGGTTCGAAGAGCCCGGCTGGCGACTGGACAGTGATGAGGTTGTTCGCGTGACCTCATCGAACGCCTCAGGGCAGGTCCATGTGTGGGTGAACTACTTCAACCCCGACGCGACACAGCGGTCTAGTTGATGCAGGTCACATTGCTGGACACCGCTCGCATAGATCGCGAGTGGGAGGCCATAGAGGCGCGTTTGCGCCCGGCCTTGGCACATGACCCGGAATTTGACCTTACCGGCCTCTACGGGCGCGCTCTGGACGGCACGGCGCTGATTTTCGAGGTGGGCGATGGTGCCGAAGGGCTATGGGTCATATCGCTGTTCGATGATGGCGGGCTGGTGGCGTGGACCACGGCCATATCTGGGCACATTGACGGCGGGCCTAAGCGCCGTTTGGCGTCCATCCGCCATGCAGTTGCGGCGCTGGAAAACACACTGAAACAAGCGGGCGTGCGCGCCCATCGGATTTGCGGGCGGGACTGGTCAAAGGTCTTGCGGGATTACACGCCATTTGAAGGCGCTCGGAACGGACTAGAGAAGAGGTTGGTGTAAATGGGCGGCGGAACTACCACCACGAACACACAAAGCAGCGGCCTTAACAACCCGGCCCTGAACAGCGCTGTTACGACTATCGGCAACAAACTCAATGAGCAGCTCGGGGTTGGGGTAAAGCCGTACACCGAGAGCATGGTCCCGAGCCTCTCCGGCCAGACACAGGCAGGGGTCGGGGCGCTCACCAGCAACCCCAACAATTCGGTGTTCTCCAGCGGCGTTTCTGGCACTCTCGGGCAGCAGGCGCAGATCGCCCAGGGCAATTTCGGCAATGACCCGCTGCGCCAACGCATC